CCAGAATAACCAGAATAACCAGATGTTCCGTGTTCACCTGCTTCTCCGGAGTAACCAGAGTAACCAGAGTAACCAGAATCTCCACCACTAGGTCCTCTAGCACCAGAATAACCAGAAAATCCTGATACACCTAGTCTAAATATATCAATATCTTTATAAACTCTATTCTCAATTACAATATCAAATCTTTGAGTAGTATCATAATCGTTAGTATCAACATAAAAATTAAAAATACCATTACTATTAGTTTGTAATTGTGGAATAGTATCTATATAAGAAGGTGAATCTTTATTTATATAAATCTTAGCTGGTATTGGAGTATCAGCCAAATATACATTAATATTAAATATATCATTTCTTATAAATTTACCACTAATACCATATCTAGCCATATTTTAATTCCTCTTTAAATCGTTGGTTCAATATAATTATAGTCATAAACATAATTATTAATTTTATCTTCAATTAAATTAGTACTTAATTGTAAATTAACATCAAAATCAATAAACATATTATAATCATGTTCATAATCCAAATAATCAAATTCCATTATTCTATTAAAATCATAAATAAACGTATCATATGTATCACCATCAAAAAATATACTATATTTAAGATAATCATATAATTTATTTATATCATATAAAACTCGTTTAATTTCAAAATTTAAAGTATTAGATATTTCCGATACCTTCATACCACGAATTTTTTTTGTCATATATTATAATTCCTCAACATTTAAATTAGTCTTATGATAATATACATGTTCATTACCACTAACATTTTTAGTTATTCTCCATATTACTTCATAATTACCAATATTACTAGTTACATCTTCATTTATTAAAAAAGATGCTGTATTATCAATTATTAATGTACCTGTTTCACTTATAATAATATTACCATCCATATCAACAACTTTTGCTAAAACTGTATCTGGATAAAATGGTTCATCTTTTTGGTTTCTTATTAACAATTCTATAGCACGAATTTCATTTTGATACATTGTAGTATATGTTTTCATTTACAATAATCCCCCGAATTTCTTTGATATTTTATTATTAGTGTATAATACGTCCATATCATGGTCTTTTTTAACAGTATTAATAATTCTAGTTCTCGAATAATCATTAATTATTGCTTTTTCAACATGTTCATTAAGAATTTCACTCTTAATATTAATAGCTTGTAAAATATATCCTTTACCAACTTGGTATCTACGAAGTGCATGTTTCATATATGGATATTTTGATTTCACTCTTTCCCATGTTAATCTTACGTTACCATTATATTTTTCCATTAATGTTTTCCATTTTGTTAAAAATAATTTTCTCATTGACCTAGGTATATAAGAAAAATTAATTGCTTGTATATAGTTATGTAAATGACCAGTTTTGGGATTTTTACCTCTTACATAATTTAAGACAATAACAGTAGGATTGGGGTCATTTTGATAATTGAGATATTTAAAGTTATAAATATAACCTGTTCTGAAATATGTTCCCCTTTCTAAAATTATATTTTTAACGCTCATTAAATAATTCCTTTTCGGTTATAATCCTGAATGTCATGTTCTTTTTTCTGCAAAAATCCTCTGCAGCTTTCCATTTATTAATATTAACCATATATGTTGCTGATTCATATAATTTTGTAGCTACAGCTTTATTTTTAGAATCAATGGGTGGTTTTATCTCCTTATAAGGTTTTATTTCGACTAAATATGTCTTTTCTCTATCATATTTATCTTTAACCTTTATTAAAAAATCGGGATAATATCTACATTGTTTTTTTCTAACAGGATTATAATATGGTATTGCAACACTTTCAGATGACCACTTTATTACACTGGGATTAAAATCACAATATTTCATAAATTGATGTTCCCATTCACTTCTTATAACAGGTAAATTATTACCTATGTATTTATCTTTATTAACAGGTTCATATCTTCTTTTACCTTTACTAATATAAGACATGAACGACATTTTATTCACCTAATAATTTATCAATCCTATTTTCTATTTTATCCTCATTTTTTCTGTCCCAAATTGAATAACAAATTGCTGCTGCTTGGTCACTTTTCATACCAGGTTTTTCTTTCATAAGATATGGTATGCATCTAGCAACAAAATCGTCTTGGGTTTCGTTCTTTTTTGGTGTAGGCATAATTAACTCCTATTTTAAATTCATATACTTATATTTATGAAAAATTATATAAATAGTTAGTGATATTTGTTCAAAGTGGGGGATTAAAATATGGATGGGATCTATTATAATATTGTTGATAATTTACCATATTCTTTATTTGCATTGGATAATAGTGGTAAAATAATATTATGGAATAAGGAAATTGAAAAACTCACGGGAGTTAAAAAAGAAAATGCCATAGGAAAAGGGGATTTTGAATATAGTTATATTATATATGGACAAAGAACACCTGGATTAGTTGATGTTCTTCGTGGATATGATGAAGCTAAAAAATATTATAAAAATTTAACATATTATGAAAATGCAATATCAGGTGAAAGAATAATACCTGGAACAGATACAGTTTTATACTGTTGGACAAATAAAATTTTTAATAATGTAGATACAATATTAGGTGAATATATTATCGTTAAAAATATTGAAGATATTACATTAGAAAAGGAAACAAGAAAAAACTTTAAATTAATTTTCCATGAAAATCCAGTCCCAATGTGTATTATTGATTATGAAACAGGAGTTTATGTCGAAACAAATGATTCATTTAAAAAATATTTATTAAGTAATGATGTAATAGGAGAACAAATAAAATGTGATAACATAACAATGGGTGATATAAATGAAATAACAAAAATGTTAAAAGAAACAGGTGAAGTTGATAATTATAAAATAAATTATAAAAAAAATGGTAAAACAAAATATGTAGTCATTTCATGCAATTTAATAAGTTTCAACAATCGTAAATGTGTATTATCAACAATATTTGATGTTACAAAAAATAGAGAACTAGAAAATAATTTGATGAGAATAAAAAATGATTATAATAATAAAATAAAAAAATATATAGAAACACAAAATGAAATATTTTGTAACATGATGAAAAAACATAATGTTGACATAAAGGATAACATTAAAAAATCACATGAACTAATACAAACACTAATAATGGAAGGATAAATAATATGACAGATGAAAAACAACATACACAAGTTCCCGCTGATATTGTTAAATTGATATTTGAACAAACACAAAAATCTGTCGAAACGAATACATTAGCAATAAAAGATTTGACATTAGCTGTTAATGATTTAATACGTGCAATAACATCATCACCCAGCCACAAAGATATTACAGAATGTATTAAAAATATGGAAACTAAAGCACATGAATTTCGAAAAGATATATGTGATAAACAAGACAGGGAAAATGAAAAAAGATATAATGAACAAAACAAAATTCTTTATAAAATAAGTGATATGGTTAAGGAATTGAAAACAAAAACAATGACTATGATTACCATTGTATTAATTACATTTAGTTTAATGACAGTGTCATATATATTTGTTAATAATGCTATAAACCATTCTGTTAATAAAAATATAAAAGCAGCTGTGGAAGAATCAATAAATAAAGATAAAGATAAATATAATAATTATTATTATAATTATAAATAGTTATATATATTGTCGGAGGTAACAAAATGAAATTTTTTAGATATATTTCGGAAGATGGGACAGTAACCGATGATATTGCTAAATATAAACCAAATTTAGGAATGTCAAGAAGAGTTGGTATTGGTTTAGGATTAGGCAGAAGAAGAAATAAAGATAGGGATGGTAAATGTCCATTTTTAAAATTCTTAACTAAACAGGAAAAATAAATGAGATTAAATAAATTCATCGTTGAAAATGAAAACAAGTTCAAGGTCATAATACTCACTACACATAAAGAAAAAGAAAGTGATGAGGATGACACATATAGGACAGTAAAACGATTAAAAAATGAATGTGTAAAAAGAAAAATAGAATGTCATGTTGTGTTTGCAGAAGATTCCTATATTGAACGTGATGAATATAATATACCCATATTAAAAAATGTTAAAAATGATGGTATTATTATATTAGATAAAAATAATACGGTATGTTTTGTCAGGGGAAGTGTATCAAAGAAAAAATCATGTATTGACCTCCTTTCACAAATAGAACGACATGAAATTTTTTGTATAAATCACCGCAATACAATAGAACAATGTTCTGATAAATTTCGAACAATATTAAAACTAGCTGATGCTAATATTCCTGTTCCTAAAACAGCCTTAATATCAAATGAAAATGGTATGAAAATAGCATTTGAAAAGGTTGGTAATAATTTTCCAGTTGTTTTAAAAACATTAACTGGTTCAAAAGGTGTCGGTGTATTCACTGCTAACGATTGGCCTAGTTTAAAATCAACTATGCAAACGATTTGGAAAATAAGTGATGAAACTGAAATATTAATTCAAGAATATATTGAATCTGATTATGATATAAGAGTTCATGTATTAGGTAATGATGTCATAGCAGCTATGAAAAGATATAAAATAAAAGATGATTTCAGATCTAATTATTCTTTAGGTGGTGAAATTGAAGAAATTAAATTAACAAAACAACAAGAAGAAATTGCAATATATGCAGCTAAAGCTATGAATGCTACATGGTCAGGTGTTGATATGATGATGAATGGTGATACACCGATGATCATAGAAGTTAATAGTTCACCTGGAACAGAAGGTATAGAAAAAGCAACTGGTAAAAATATAGTTGGTATGGTTATTGATTATATATCAAATAGAAAAAACTGGACTAAAAAAACCATTGAATGTGGATTTGTTGAAAAAATAAAAGTAAATGGTATTGGTTATTTATCAGCTAAATTTGATACTGGAAATGGAGCAATACCATCTATTCATGCTGATTCATGGGAAATAAAAGATGGTAATAAAATTATATGGCATTTAAATGGTAATAGATATATGAATACATTAGAAGATGTAAAAGATATTGAAGTTGGTGGTCTTAAAAATAAAACTGAAAAAAGACCTGTTATATGTTTAACAGTTGAGTTTATGGGTGAAATATATAATGATATGAAATTTGCATTATCAAATAGAGCTGGATATATAGCTGACGTTTTATTAAATAGAAATTTCATCAAATCAGCTAATCTTGTGATAAATCCCGCGAAAAAATATATATTAACAACACCAAAAGAATAAAAGGAGTTAACAAATGGATAAATTAAAATTTATTGATGTGATGAAAAATGAAGAATATAGTTATAGTGATAAAACTATAAAAGGTGGCAGAGTATATAACTTTGATAGTTGGGAAGAATTTTATGAGAAAAGAAATATTAAAAAAATAGGAAATAATACAAATTTTCAAATAGGTGGTGAAGATGCCCCAATATATAAAGGTTATGAAATAAAAGGTGCGTTACTTAATGATATACCAGTAAAAGGCATAGATAAAAAATTATATCAACAAATAATGGATAAAAAGAAACAACCAATAACAAGTAAAACATCTAAAACAAGTGGTGAAAAAACATCAGATGAAAAACCAACTAAAAAAAATCATGATGATGAAACTGATATGGAAGCATGGGAAGAAAGTTATGGTGATAATGATGAGTATATGGATAAACATAAAGATATGTTCATATCAGCAAAAGATAGAATACATCTTAATGATATTATAGATGAAGAATATCTATCAAAATTCCCACAAAAAGATGTTGATACACTTACCAGACTTTTAAACGCTAAAAATGCAAATAAATGGAAAAGAATATCAGAGTTTACTGGTATTGAAGGACAATCAGGAGCTGGAACAATACAATCACAAGCAGGTGAATTATTATCAATGTTTTTAGTATCATTACCTCCAGACCAAGCTGAAAAATTATATGAAGAAATAAAAAAACATTTAATGAAAAGATATGGAGAGGGAAAAATATCAGCAACAAAAATGAGAAATATTGATAGTAATTATCAATTAACAATGGAATGGTTAGAAAGTGCTTATGCAACAAGAACTGCAATGAATTTAATAGCAAAAGAACATTATCCTGAAATAAACGATGTAAGTGAAATTATAGTCAGAGCATCCTGGGATAGAAAAGAAACAGTAGAAGCTATGTCAAAGGGATATTATGACAAAAAAACTAGTACAGTAGATACATTTTTTAAAATAAGAGACCCTAAAACAGGTGAATATAGAATGATTGAAATATCATTGAAAAAATCATTTGAAGCAATGTTATATAACGGTGGACTACAAGATGTAATAAAAAGAATGGAAGAATCTGGAATAAATATAAGTAAAATAAACTATAATAAATTTAAAAATATTACAGATGATGCATATAGTAAATTGGAAGAACTCCTAAAAAATGAAGCGGAAAAGAAAAATTTTAATAAATTTGTTAAAGAAAAAATTGCAGATAAAACATTAAAAACAAATAAAGATGGATCCCTTCCTCCACATTATAGAAGAAAAGCATTATCTTTATATTTCAAAAAACATGAAAAGGGGAAAAAAATATTAGATCAATATGATAAAGAAAAAACTGAATATATAAACAATGTTGTTAAAACAATGGGTGAAGATAAAAAAATGATGAATGAAATTGTAAAACTAACAAAGGAAAGAATACCTCTTGAAGATATAGTAAAAGGATTTGAAAATTTAGTAGCGGGAAGTGATGCTGTAACACAAAAAGCTTTACAAAAAATATTTGGAGTTGAAAAATGGGAAGATGTAAAAGAAAGAATAACCATAAAAAAAGATGAAAAAGGTCAATTTTACATGGCATATCAATGTGGAAAAACTAAAAATTTTATAAATGTAGCTAATATTTTTATTAGATTGGAAAGTATGCATTCGGGAATTATAAAATTTGAAATGAAATTCCCCCATAAAGATGATGAAAATGGAATACCATATCTTGTTATGGAATACAATAAAGAATTTAATGAAAATAATCCACAAAATAATTCACGGGAAAATAAATCATTAAAAGATATACTAATTAGTTCAATAGAAAAAATAAAAATAGAAAATATTAAATTAGAAAACTTTTTCCTAGAAAAACGAGTCCAAAGCAGATGACTCAGTAGATAACAAATAATCTTTATTCATAGGTTTCAGAAACACATTGACCTTCTCCTCATAATATTTGTTAATGTGTTTCTGATAATCTATTTGTACAACAGAATCAAATTCATCAGGCCACTTCAAAAAAGAAACAGAATCCATCTTTAAAATATTCTTCTTTAAATAAACAACCTTAACCTTTGTTTTAGATGTAATGTTTTCATACTTATTTTCAACATCAAGATGCTTTAAAAGCAACCGATAATTAGCAACACCTTTAGCATGCCAAGGTGCACCCTTTAGAATCTTATTATTATCAGTAACATATTTCTCAATATCAGAAACAGAAATATTTACAGCAATCTCCTCAGGATATACACTAAATAATTCCTTTTTATGTCTATTAATCATTTTCTTTAAATCATTATCAGAAATACCACGTAAAATACTTTCCACAACTTCTGTTAAAAACGGTTTTATAGCGGAAGGAGTATCACTCCGAACAATCTCAATTCCTGTTGATTTCATCTTATCAACCTTAACTCCCTCCTCATCAACGTTCCACAATGCATAATGCTTCTTTGCTAAGAATATACCAGATTTTGCAATAATCTCCTGTTTCCATTTAATCTTAAAATCATCAACAACAGAATGATAAATGCCTTTTTGCACATCTTTATAACACTTGTCATTGACATAATTAGATATTACATTTGCAATTTCATTAATATATCTTATTTTAACATCATCGGATACATCATCCCATTTATTACCTATTTTACTTTTAATATAATTACCAATACCTATAAAAAGAGAGTCTGTATCAGAATATATCACAAAATCTTGTTGCATATTATCCTCTTATGAAATTACTAATCATGTTCCAATCTTTATTTTTAATCCATTGTGTATCTTTTATAACTAATAAATCAATATTATTGTCCTTACACCATTGTGCTTTATATCTATCCCTAAATTTAGTTTCAACATCACTATGCCAATATGTACCATCATATTCAATGGCTTTATTTAATTCCGGTAACCAAATATCTAATTCTAAATAACAACCAGTTTTAGGATTTTTAATAAGTGACCTGTCATTTTCTATAATAACTCCATTATATATTTTTTTAATATAATTGTAAATTTCCTTTTCAGATTTTGACCATTTAATATTACATTTACTACATCTAATGCCTCTTTTCCAGTATCCCCATTTTATTTTATTTTTATGACCATTTGGACATATAAAATATAAATATAAACGATTATTTTTATATGTTTTATTAAGTAAAATATACCCCTCTTTAACAAAACTTTCTTTTACAAAATCATATGTTAATCTTTTTCTATCATATGCACAAAAGGGACATCTTATGCCTCGTTTCCAACCATCAAATGTAATTTTATGTTGATGTCCATTAGAACATTTATATTCTAAATATTGACGTGAATTTTTATAATCCTTACTTAATAAAATATACCCTTCTTTAGTGAAACTTTGTTTAACTTTTTCATATGTTGGTTTTGTATTTGTGCAAACAAAACATCTTTGACCCCGCTGCCAATTATTCCATCTAATATTATGTTTATGCCCATTGGGACAAATATAATGTAAATATGACCTACTATTTACATATGTTTTACTAATTAGTGTGTAACCTTCTTTTTCAAAACTTTTCTTAACTTTTTCATATGTTAATCTTCTTTTATCATGTACACAAAAAGGACATCTATTACCTTGTTTCCAAGAACCCCATTTTGTTTTATGTTGATGACCATTGGGACAAATATAATGTAAATATGAATTTCCATTTACATACTCTTTACTTAATAAAGAGTATCCTTCTTTTTTAAAACTTTTATTAACAAAATCATAATCAATCTTTAATTTTTTTTGTCTTAACATATGTAAAATTACACACCGATTTCAATTTTCAATTTATCAATTATCGTGTTTAAATCTTTATTATTACTATTTAAAATCTCATTAACAAACTTCTCACCATAAGCTCTTGTAACACGACCACATGAAACTATTGACTTTGCAATATCGGGACTGAAGTATCTGCTATAAGGGACAGCAGTAATACCATAAAGTGAGTTTAATATAATTTTAATAGATGTTTGATGTGAATGTAATTGTGATATTAGTTCACCCATTTTACCATCAGTTTTACCAGATTTCCTTAGTGATAACATTCTATTTTTAATATCAACTCTTTGTGCAAATAATTCCCTTGTTACCTCCGCTAATATACCTGGTTTACTATTATTAAATAATACACCACATGGTGCAATACTAATCAATTTTTTCTTAACTATTTTATTAAACTTATCTAATAACTCATCTTTCATTTCAATTTCTTTACCATCTTTATTAACATAAATGAAACTGTCAAATTTATTCTTTATGGAAAATTTTATTATTTCATCTTCCGAATAACCTAAAATCTTCCCATAATATGTTTCATTACTCATATTCAATGTAACAACAGCAGTAGGATAAGATGACACAATATCCAGATCAATAACCCAATCCCATTTTCCAACCATAGGTTCTTTTACAACCGCTGCGGGAAATGTTTCTTGTGTTCCTCCTTCAAATCTAGGAGCACACATATTATGTCGTCTATAATAAGTTAAAATATATCCCTCAATAAGTTGAGTCATTGAATTATAATATTTCATAGGAGCTTTACATAATAAAGATAAACTCTGTATTAACTTTATATAACCAAGTTTCTCCTCCAATTCATGAACTCTATAAGCATCAATAATATTATATTTAACATATAAATCCCAATCTTTATAATACAAATCCCGTAAATCTTCCGCTATAACTGAATAATCAATTTTACCTTTTTCCAATTCATAATTTGATACAAAATCTAATGTATACCGTTCAAGATTATTGCCTGTAAATCTTTTATATACATCCATATAATCAAGAACAGATACACCAGCAATATCAACATTAAAAGAATGTGAACTATATGTATTAACAACATCAATAGGTGACATCTTCTTGTATAACTCTTTATCACCAAATAATTTTTTAGATCTATTGATAATATACTGTAAATCAAAGTCAGTAGAGTTCCACCCTGTTACAACCTCGGGTGATTTTTCCCTGAAAAAAGAAAACATTTTTATTAACAATTCCTTTTCTGTTGAACAAAATATATAATCAAATTTACATTCTTCTATATCACCACCATTATATTTTTTCAAACCAAATGTAGTTGCCTTTTTATCAATAGAGTCATATATCGAAACAAGAACTATGGGATTATTAGCTTCTTCTGGATGTGGAAAACCATCATCACTATGAACCTCAATGTCAAGATTAAATATTCTTAATATAGGAGCTTTAATTTTTTCATCATCAATAGAATAAAATCTATCCGATAAGAATTGTATTTCCGGTCTTACCTTGTTTTCTAATGAGTCCATATCTTCTTTAAGAAAATTACTATAATCATAATATGACTCAAATTCCTTTATTGATGCTTTACCTCCATCAATAGTATTAACAGGACCATTCTTATCTTTTATATAAACATATGGAGCCCATTCTATTTCAGTAGGCTTTTTTCCATTTTCCCATATGTACATTACAGATTTTTTATAATCGTAGTATGTGTTTCTCCACATATTATCTTCCTACATCAGCTAAATATTTTTCTTTAGTTTCTTCCCATGTCATATTAGCAACATCACTATAATACAGTGAATCTGGATTCAATCTATTTTCTGATTTTAATTTGTTAAATCTTTTCTTTGCATATTTTTCTCTCCATATTTCAGTTAAAGCTTCAACCGAATTATCAAACATTTTATTACCAACATTAGTATCCTTTCTTGATAAGAAATTCTGAAAATTATCATATAACGGACAAAAATAAACACCTCTCATAAACTTACTACTAAATGTTTTAATCTTCATAAGTGATATTACTTTACCTAATGTTTTAGGTTTTGAATGAGTAACACTATCAACATGTTTTGCTATATCAGGATGATGTTGTTTCAACCATTCTCTAGCAACTTTATATACTTTAGTTGATAATTCAATAGGATTTTTACCAGAAGATGGTTCACATTTCCTCCAATATTTCAAATTACTATATTGTGATAATCCACCATACAAAGATGTAGTTGTAATACCAACAAGTTTTTCTGGATATTTACTATTCCAATAATCCTCAACAACATCGGATGCAATCAATAATGCTGTCAATTTACCACCTGTATAATTATAACCAAATGGTTGTGTCGGTACTATCGAAGAACCAACAGCTGTATGTTGTAACATACCATATTTTATTCTATCTTCTTCTGTCCATGTAATATATTTATCCCTGCCATACATAGCAAGGAAATCACTAGCAAGACTAATTACACCCAAATATTTACCAGTTTTTTTATCTTGAATAAAAAATCTAGCAAACCGACCTGGATTTTGATGCCATGGTGCAGATGAAATACCTTTTCTAAAAAGGTCCCAATACTTAATTCTATTACCCTCAATGGGAATAACCACTGGTTCAACATCTTGATATTTATTAATATCATCTGGTTGCCAAATCATTTGTTTCATCTTCCACATGTCATTTAATTGTGCTTTTGTCCATTGAACATTAGCATATTCATCCCATTTTCGATATAAAGTGTATTCCTCAACGGGCATTTCCTTTATTCTTGCTAAATCTTCAATAATCATAGCACGAACATCTTCTGTTTTTAACATTATTGAAACCTCCTAATCTTTTCTTCTACCCGGTGTTCTTCTATTTTCTTTTGGTGCTAATTCTCTGTCATCACCTGATTTGTTTGCATCTTCAATCCATTGGTCAATTTCAGTTACATCATATATCTTTAATGTACGAGAATCGAAATAAAGTTTATTAATTGTTCCTACTCGGCCACCCAATCTATTCTTAACTATTTTATATGATAATTCAGATTTATATATCATATTTTCATCATCACTACCAAATATGGACATGAAATCTACCGTAGCTGGTAATCCTAATGATTCACTAATATGTGTAAAATCAATTTCTCTTAAATTAATAATACTTGAACCTTCCCTATTTAATTGTGATACAGATACAACAGGAATATTAAATGTAAATGACATAGCTCTTAATTCTTCCGCTATCTTTTTAACCTTACCATATAAATCATCATTACCTTTTAATGTCGACCTCATTAAATTGATATAATCAACATATACAATATCAGGATGTATATTCCTCATTTTCAATTCCCTAATATATCTTTTAATATCTAATACGGAAGCCTCACCTGTCGGAAATTCCTTTATCAATAATTTACCTATATTAGGATCTTTACTTAATTCACTCAATTTTTTTATCAATGATATTGTAACTTCTTTTACATTATATAATTTATTAATATCAAGACCGGAATATATACTATCAATACGCTGTGCAACAGAATCTTCTGACATTTCAAGTGTGATAATTACAACAGTATGACCATTCAATACTTGTCTTGCAGCTAAATTAGATAACATTGACGACTTAAATCCATGGATCCTGGCAGTAAATACAGATAAAGTATATGGTTTAAAACCACCAGTTATCATTTCATCTAATGATGGATAATATGTTGGTATTCTTTTAACATCATCATTTAATACCCTTTTTAATCTATCCTTATTAGTCATAAAATAATCAAGACCTAAATCAACTTTTAAATCTTTTGATAAAGCATCCTCAATATACTTTAATATTTTACCATCATTTTTCTTATCACCTTTATTAATTATGTCAACAGAATCTAATATTGCTTTTTTAAGTGCACGGTCTTTTAAATATTCATTAGTCTTATCAAAAATAAAATCATAATTCCTGTTTAAATCAACATCAATAGACTCTAATTCATTAAGATATTCTTCTGCATCTTGAACGGAGTTTATAATAATATCTTTTTGTGGAAGTGATTCATATTTTGTTACATAATCTTTTAAAAATGAAAATATTTTCACAGCAGTTTGGTTTTCAAAATAATCTTTTTGAAAAATATTGGCAATGGTAACAAGATACTGCTGGTCTGTACACATTGCTTTTATAATTAAATTTTCAATATAATCAGTTTTCATTTCTATCCTGTGGATTATTTACGGGAGATGAATTTATTGCATCCATAAACATCATGATGTTTACATTTGTTTGCACACATAGAACAAATATTCTTTTTCGCATTAGAAAAATATCTAACATACATAGAATCAATTTCATTAAAATCAATAAAATTATTAATAATGTCACTATATCTAGGCTTATCAATCAAATAATTTTTAATATCAGTAAATGCAATATCTTTGTTATTATATTTTTTTGTCTTTTCCTCACCATCTATATATATAATATAATCATCATACATTAATTTACCAGAGTACCATTTTCCACCTTTTTCATATATAATGTCCATAATTCACCTCCATTTTTAATATATATATTATATCAAATTTCAGTCAAAATGTCAACCATCAAAAATGGTTAACAAATGTTGATAATTATGATATAATTGATATATAATATATCATATATACTATAAGGAGTAAACCAGATGGACAAAGAATATGATGAATTAATATCAAATTTAAAAGAAAAATATAAAATAGAAGAATATGTCTTATTTGATGATATTAACATACAAGAAAAATTAAGAGAAAATGCATATATGATTTTGCATTATAAAGGATTGTACTTCAAAGAAAAGAACAATCTCGATAAAATATCAGAAATCAGGGACAAAATCATAGGTAAAAGATTTGATTATTATAGATTTAATTATAATAAAGAATTAAAATCAAATGAAATAAAAGAATACTATTTACCACAAGATGAAGAAATAACGAAAATAAACAGACTATATAAAAAACAACAATGGAAAGTTGATTTCTTTGAAGCTGCAACTGAAGCTCTAATTCAAATGGGCTGGAGAATGAAAAGTTATCTTGATGAAAGAAGAACATGATTACAATATCAAAATATAATTCACTAGAACTAAAAATCAACACAAAAGAATATAAAATAATTCAAGAAATATTTCACAATTTCTCATTATATGTTGATAATTATCGTTTTATGCCTGCCTATCAAATAGGTAAATGGAACGGTAAAGTAAATTTGTTTGATATAAACAAACAAACATTACCATATGGATTAATAAGTGATTTAACATTTTTCATAAAAAATAATTTTCCAAATGTAAAAATTCATATTGATGATGAAGTCAAAAAAATGTTTTTAGGTATAACAGATATACCTGAATACAACTTAAAGAAAATACCATTTTATTATCAAGATGATTGTATCAAAACATCATTGAAATTTGCAAAGGGATTAATACGGTCAGCAACAGGTTCAGGCAAAAGCTGTGTTATTACTTATATCATAAAATCATTATTAGATTTAAACTTAATAAAACAATCATTAATTGTAGTACCTAAAGTATCATTAGTTAATCAGTTCACAAATGATATGATTGAATATGGTATGCCTGAAAATATTATAGGTAATGTATATGCACAAAAAAAGGAGTTTGATAAACCAATTACAATATCAACATGGCAATCATTAATGAATAACCACCATGAATTAAATAGATATGATTGTGTTATTTTTGATGAATGTCATAGTTTAGTAGCTTATCAATTATCAAAAATAGCTATGAAATGTAAAAGAGCTAGATTTAGATTTGGTTTTACAGGAACATTACCAACAAATAAATTGGAATTATATCAAATAAAATCATATATAGGTCCTGTATTAAGAGATTATGGTGCAAATGAATTATCCGAAAAAGGATATTTAAGTAAATGTAATATAAAAATAATCAATGTATCATATAATGACAAATTAATAGGTGATTATAATGAAATAAAAAATACTGTGTTCACAAATGAAAATAGAATGAAAATAATAACTGATTTATCAAAAAGAACAAATGATAATGTATTAATATTAGTTGGTCTTGTCGAAAAAGAAGGTGAAATATTATATGAATACATAAAAAATAACACGGAAAATAAAACAGTTGTGTTTTTAAGTGGTAAAACAAGTGTTGATGTTAGAGAGGAATGGAGAAAAAAATTAAACGAAGAAAAAAATATAATTATGATTGCAACCTATGGTATTGCAAGCACAGGTTTAAATATACCATCTTTGAAACATCTTATTTTAGCTTCACCATTTAAAAGTGAAATAAGAACTCTCCAATCGATAGGAAGAGCATTAAGATTACATTCAAGTAAAACAAAAGGTGCAATAATATATGATATTATTGACAATACAAGATACCTATCAAGACATGGTAAAAAAAGATTAGAATATTATAAAGCTGAAAAATTCAATCTAATTGAAAGTGGGAGTTTCAATCTGTAAAAGCTTTAATCCTTACCGATTTATTATCCATATCACCATGAAATGTAATACCCATTTCATCACATTGTTCAATTATATAATTAGCTACACTATAATTATGACCTTTAATATCAAAACAAATCATATTACCATTTTTTGATATTTTAAAATCCTTATTATTTTTTCTGGATTCGACAATAACATCAACATTATTACCAGTCAATGCATTTGTTATATCAATCATATCCTGGTCATTTATATGGTCATTTTCTTCAAACAATTCCAAATCAATATCTGGATTAAAAAATTCAAATAACATTATCTTTCCTCATAAAATCATTGGTAATTTTTTTTAATGTATCTTTATCATAATATTTATCCGTTAAGTATTTATGATTTGATTCATTCATCATTGACATAATATCTAAACCTGTCTTATTAATAACCTTACTATTAAGAAGATATGAAAATCTATCATGGATTTTTTCTATATAATTATTATCAATAACATTATTTTTATTCTTTATAATAACATAATCATCGAATTTTAAATTATCAATCTTTTCATTTATATAAAAAGCATTAACATCATACCCAATTTTTCTTAAAATAGAAATTCTATTTTTTATTACATTTTTAGAGTCATTAATTGAGTCAACAATAATAGATGATGAAAGGTTAAGATAATTACTAATAGCATTAATAGATGTATTATTATTAATGATTTTAATACCATTAACATTAGTAATATTGTAATTAGTGTTTATGTTTTCACCAATTATAAAAAATGCTTTAAATTTGTTATTCACATTATTATTTGAAATGTAGTCATTAAATCTCATAATTAAAATCCATATGTTATTATAAGTCCACCTACAGCCATTACATCACTATCTTTACCAGTTGTTAATCTACCTTCAGCGAAAAATCCCATTTCAACATTTCCAACTCTAGCTACTTTCCAACTTAAACCAGTTGATATATCACCATCAAGATGTGTATTTATACCTGTCTTTATATATAATTCTTTATGATTAGGTAAACCAAAAAAAGACATTTCCTTTTCTTTTGCTATTATATTACCTACACCAGTTTCAGTATTTATTGTTGATATTACATCATATCCAGCTTTACTTTTAGGTAAACTAGCTGTTGCTATAGCTTGTTCCTTTTCATTTTCAACAAACCATTCGGGCATTTTAACCTTTTCAACTATTTTTTCCCGTTCTATTGTTACTATTTTCTCAACAGGAACTTCTACCTTCTTTATTTTCACAGTTTCTTTAATTTCAGGTACCTTAATATATTCAACTGTTGAAATAGGTGGTTTATTTTTTTCTTCATACCATGATTTAATTGCACCTATTAATGCAAATATAAGAAGAAGTATAATAATCCCTGATATTATTTTAAATTTCATATAAAATACCTACTGTCTTATAACTTTACCTTTAACTTTACAAATTTTTCTTATTTCTTTTTCTGTAAATATATCATCACAATAAAAATCACCATTAACCACTTTAGGACATCCTTTTAATGATTTAAGATTTTCATTTCCACTACAATCAAAATCACCACCAACTTCTTTAGGTGCACCTTTTAAAGATTTAAGATTATCAATATAAGAACAACTATAATCGCCTTTAACTATTTTAGGACCATCCTCTAATGATGTAATATTAGTATCACTGCAATTAAAACTACCACCTACTTCTTCTGGACCACCTTTCAATGATGTAATATTAGTGCTATCACAATTATAACTGCCATTTATTTTTTTAGGTGACCCAAATAAAGATTCAAGTACTGGACAAGATGAACAATCAAAATCACCACCTACCGTTAAAGGAGCTCCCGTTAAATCTTTAAGTTTATGGTTATATGAACACTCAAAATCACCACCTACATGAACAGGTGAACCTCTTAATGATGTAATTTTCGTTTCAAAACAAATAAAATTACCACCAACTTCTTTAGGTGCACCTTCCAATGATTTTAATTTAGTATTTGATTCACAAACATAATCACCATTTACTTTTTTAGGTGAACCTATTAATGAACTCATTTTCTTTGTTACAAAAATATCATCATCTTTACCTATTTTCTTAAAATCACTTTTATCTTTAATTTTTTTAACCGATATAATATTAATATCAATATCATGTCCAATAACAACAGCTTCAAATTCACCTGTACAACCAATACCAGTTAGTGGAGTTGAAAATATATTCTTTACTGGAACATTAATATAAAAAACAGTTCCACTATTTGATGAAAATTCTTTAGCAACACTTTTTACAAATGAAAATGATGATAATGGTTGTAAAGCATATTTACCACTTGTAATTTCATTTATAACACCTCTGTACAATTTGACCTTATCATCTGGTTTTAAACCTTGTTTTTTGAACCATTCTTGTGTTTCAGCGTAAATTTCCTTAACAAAATTTTCCTTCACCTTACCTCTTTTAGTTTTATTAATATCCCAACCAAAATGTGATGTTTTACCAACACCAAATACGTCTTTAGCCACATATTGTAAACCCAATGATTCAAGACTTTCGTCAGCTGATGTTTCTGCCCAGTTGTGAATCATATTATTAATAGTTTTATAACTAACTTTCATTTTTTTAGATAATTTAGTAACGACATTATGCTTATTTTCTTTTACTTTACTAACATCAAAACTTTTCCTAATATTTTCTGATTTTTCAAATGTAATAATATTTTGTTTTTTTTCAGTTGATTTTTCTTTAGGTTTTTCTTTTGTCTGTTTTGATTTTACATTTTTCTGCATCTTTTTAAAATCTTTAACATAATCTTTTGGTATAAACCGACCACCTGGAAAAAACTTGCCCTTTATTTTAATACCACCAACAGGAGCACGTGGATGGTCATCATCCTCATTTAAAATATTAATAAATTTAATCCTATTATTTTCAATTAAATATTTTAAGTGTGTTTTCATTTGAAATAACCTATTCCTCTGAATTATTTTTTGATTTTTCCTTTACCTTTTCCCTTTTACTTTTTAAATTTTTATAAACAGGTAAATGTTTAATATCATCCATTGTTCTTCCTGTTGATTTCAAATATTCTTTAAATTCATCACTATCAATGGATGGTAAATCCCATGTTTTCTTTAACCAATCAGCATTATCAAGATCTGCATCTAAATTTATTAAATCTGCCATAATTATCTCCTTTTAGTTTTTCTTCTAATTATATCACCTTTAACTTTACAAATTTTTCTTATTTCTTTTTCTGTAAATATATCATCACAATAAAAATCACCATTAACCACTTTAGGACATCCTTTTAATGATTTAAGATTTTTATTCTCACTACAATCAAAATATCCATTTATCACTTCCGGTGCACCTACTAACGATTTAAGACTATTATTATTATTACAAATAAAATCGTTTCCCACCTTTTTAGGACAACCATCTAAAGATTCTAATCTATCATTATTAGAACATTCAAAATCTTCTTCAACCTCAACAGGAGAACCTTTTAATGTTTTAATTTTTGGATTCCATCTACAAACAAAAGAACCTTCTACTTTTTTCGGTGCTCCTTCTAAAGATAAAAGATTAGCATTATTTTGACAACTAAAAATTAATTTTACTTTTTGTGGAGCTCCTTTTAATGATTTAAGTCGGTAGTTATCAGTGCAATAAAAACCATCATTTACTTCATTTGGAGCTCCTTCAAGATTTTCAAGATTTTTATTACTAGAACAATAAAAACTACCATTAATTTTTTTAGGACCACCTTTTAATGATTTAAGTTTATCAAGTGCACTACAATCAAAGTAACCACCTATTTCTTCTGGACACCCCTCCAATGATGTTAAATTCTCATTATGATTACAAATAAAATGACCCATAATGATTTCAGGCATGCCCTTTAAAGAAGTAAGATTTTTATTATTAACACAACCGAATTTACCACCAACTTCTTTAATATTACTATTTAAAACTTTAAGATTTTTATTATTTGTACAAATTAAATCACCTCCTATATATTCAGAAATCCCTTCTAATGATTTTATGTTATCATTTTCAGAACATTCAAAATCTCCATAAATTTTATCTGGACATCCTTTCAATGATTTAATATTAGTATTAATATTCACACTATCAAACATGTTAATTTTATTAAAATCTTTAGGATTTTTAACAACAACCTTTTTTATAACATGAGCATCAATATCATGTCCAATAACAACAGCTTCGGTTTCTTTTGTACATCCAATACCCGTTAATGGTATAGAAAATATATTTTTTACTGGGATTTTAGTACCAAAAACAGTACCTTCATTTCCAGTAAAATCTTTAGCTGTTCTAATTTCCAATGAAAATGACGATAATGGTTGTAAAGCATATTTACCACTTTTAATTTTATAATCCACACCTCTAAACAATATAATTTCATCATCTGGTTTATATCCTTGTTCCTTAAACCAATTTTGTGTTTCATCATATACTGTTTTGACAAAATTCTCCATTACCTTGTTTCTAATAATTTTATCGGATTGAAAATGTGATGTCTTACCAACACCAAATATATCTTTAGCTATATATTGTAATCCTAATGAGTCTGGATAATGGTCGGCCGATGTTACCGCCCAATTATGAACAAGTTCATTTACTTTATCATATTCAACTTTCATTTTTTTCGATAAATTAGTAACAACACTATGTTTATTCTCCTGTTCTGTTCTTTCCATAAGTTTGTTACGAATATTATTTACTCTACTAATAATATTCGTAACAGTAGATTTATCTTTACTTTTTTTATTAATTGTAACATCAGGTTTTTCACCATCTTTCATCTTTTTAAATTCTTTAGCATAACCACCCTCTTTTGGTATAAACTGACCACCTGGGAAAAATTTACCCTTAATAGTTATACCACCTTTAGGAGAACGAAGTTGTTCTTCATCTAAAATATCAATAAGTTTAATTCTAGCATTTTCAATTAAATATTTTAAATGTATGTTCATATTTTACATATACCAATCCTTACCTGTTTTTTTAAGTCTAACAGAAATGTTTTTAATATCTTCCTTTTCGTTATGTACAACCTCACCATCTTAACTTAAAGTTCATAAGGTCTTTTTTCAAATGTAATAGTTATATGTTTATTTTCCTTTTTATATGCAGACTTCCCATTTTTAATAGTGTTATATTTTGATCCTAAAACATTTTTTATTTCATTATCAACACCATCTATAATAAAATTAAAATCAAATGTAGCATCATAATCATCATCCTCAACAGTAATCATAGAATTTGATAATACATTAAGATTTAAAAATATATCTTGTTTATCATTTATAATGCCTTTTTCATTATTATTTTTATCAGTAAAAACACATTTCATTGTTTCTAAATTATTAATCGAAGATTCAACAGGACCATTAGACTCAATAGAAAAACCGAACATATCTTTGACAATAGGTCTTAAATTTTTAAACATTGCCCGGTTAAATGCATTTACAGCATTCTTTTTATAAGATATGTCAACATTAATACGATTATTATTACCGGTAATTATAGCTATAGCTGGCACTTTAACACTAAAATTAACTTTATCTTTTATCTTTTCTCTATATCTTTTATTATCATTTAAATATTTTAAATATGTTTTCATTTAATCCCCCTTATTTAACTTGTTTTCCTCTATTTTCCAAAAATCCTTCGAGAAAATCCGAACCACCATAACTAGCGGCTATTATACCTAAAACATCTGTGTTAGACAATGGAGATTTATATATGAATCCCAATAAAAATCCAATCATCATTCCCATAAATACGGAAATAATAAACCGTTTCCATTCCCATGTATTTGCTATAGTTGCATTAGGATCCATATATATTTTATAAAATCCCATGAATGACCGTATTAATTGCCCAAATGCACCCATTAGTGCACACACAATCATAAACTTGATATTAAATCCATCAATCATAACAATGATCCCCTATTTTTCCAATATCTTTTTAATATCTTTAATAATATCTTCTGGGTTCTTTCCATTTTTAATGGAATCAGCAATATTTGTAAATTTTCTTGCATTATTCCTATATGCAAAAAACATTACAGCTGCACCAATCAAAAAACATACCAAACCAAAAATAATAGTTGACATATTTAATCCTCCTACTTACCAAATATGATTAATTTTTAATGAAACCAACAGAAATATCAGCTATAATTTCTTTTGATGTTAATGTTGGTTTACCTACCATAATAGTATTATAATCAGAACCTAAAGCTTTTTTAATAGATCTTTTAATATCCTCTGATGGTATGTTTATTTCAAAATCAAATTGAAGTACATCATCATCATCTATAATTTCAATTTCAACAAATGACATTAAACCAAATTTTACATCAATTGTCTTTTTAATATTTATATCCTTTTTTTTATTCAAATTAGGATTAAAAAAAGAATAAGATATTGAATTTAAATGTAAAGTAATTATATCGTATAATGCATCATCAGATGTTATAAATTTATATTTTCTTTTAAATTCATTTCTTAAAAATTCAATAATTTTATCATTAAATATTTTTTCAGCTTTCATCTTAAAAGAAACTTTTACATCTAATTTTCCAATATTTTTACCTGTAATAAAAACATCAGCCGGTAATGTTATCCAGATACCTGGTCTTAATCTTATCATTCTTTGTTCATAAGCTTCATTTATATATTTTAAGTATGTTTTCATATTCCCCCCCTATGGATATACCAACATAATTCTATTAGATACATTCCTACAATCAAAATGTACCCAATTCACGTTAGCTTCCAAACATGTAATCTCTGTAAATACAGTGTCCTTATTCTTAATAATATCTTGACGAACTTGTTCAGCTGAAAGTCCTTTTACATCAAGGTCAAATGCATTTCCGAAACGATGCTGTCCCCAGACTGCGCCTGTTGTAACATAATTAGGTCTTAAACCTCTATATCTAAAACTACCACCCCCCTTCCAATTATTTATAGTAACAGGTTTATTATAAAATTCTCTTATTTTATCTAGGGATAATAGTGCTTCAGGTCTAAAAAACATCCACGCTTGTTCTCCCCATTTGTCAAATGTTACAGGATCAACCAATTCATATATTTCAAAGTGTTTACATTTATAATAAACCATTTTGGCCTCCTTGCAAAAAAATACAGATAAGTTTCCTTATCTGTATTTATATTTTTTATGCCATTTTACCACTAAATATCTAATTTAGATAACAAATAATATTTTTCCGACTTGTCTTTATTAATAAATGTCAACATCCCAGTTTCATCACTATCAGGTGCCTTGATAATACCCATCTTAAAATCACCATATTCAGAACCAATACTAGACATTGTATTAACAACATTCCTATAATCAAAACAAAATGAAAAATCCTTATGTTTAAATTCACCCAAATCAAAACTCAAATTATTTGAGTATAAAATGGTTTTATCGGTAGTTTCCATCTTCAAAATATTATCCTTAACCGTGAAATATATCTTACCAAACCTAGCGCCAATCTTCTTAATCATTTCAAATTTTTCAATAAAATCATCATCAATATCAATTACAAAAATAGGTTTATGTTCTCTATTTTCCGGTCTATTAAAAACCGAAACAATACTGGGGTCACAAAAGAAAACATCAGATTTAAATGACTGTGATTTAATAGTAATCTTTTCTTTATGAAAAGAAATATCAACTTCATCCTCATCATTCAACAAATTAATATATGGTACCAATGTATTATTAGGTTCAACAAAATTAAGCTGAATTTCATGATTTTCATTAATACCACTAATAACATTATTATCAACATTTAACATAACAATTGCATCACTAGTATTAGTGGTCATTTTACTTACAATCCTATCTTTATAAAGATTGATTTGGACTGTATCCAATGAAAAATTTAGAGTAGACTTTTTCAGAACATTTTTAAAATTTTTGATATTAACGCTCATTACATTCCTCCTTATATGAAAAAATTCTTATATAACATTATTTCACGTTTTGATAAACCACTGTACTCAAAAGTTTCCATTAAATCAACTTTATAATCCTTTTTATCTTTTTTAGTCCACTTTAAAAATCTTTTACCTTTAGGAACCGCATAATATAAATAATCAAATACAGTTTTATCTTCAACATTAAAAATATATTTATTCATCTTGTTAACAATATCAATTATGGATTTATCATGGGACATCCATAACATTAACAAATATGCATTACCTTTTTTAGAATCATATTTTATTTCTTTTTTATAATTTATAGCATTAATATAATTAAATATTGTAATATCTTTTGACACTAAATTATACCCCGTTTCATCATACTAACAACCATAGTGATAAAATTTATTTCCTGAATAGCTACTAAAGAACTACGAAACAAATATTCACCGATCTCAATTATTGCATCCCCCGGTGATTTAAAATCACCAGCCATATCAAAAAGATGTTGATAAAGTTCAGGATAATTTACAGATTCACTTCTCAATGTTTTCCTAATATTATCAAGATCACCATTTTTCATATATTCAAAAATTTTATCATATGTTTCATTAGAAGATTCCAAATCAAAATCACCTAATGTTTTATTTACTGTATTAAGTTGAAGTGTATTAATAATCCTTCTTATATCAGGGTAAAATTTCTTTATTGTATCACCAATTATAGTCTTATTTTTAATCTTAATACCCTCAGCTTTTAAAATCTTTAAAACATGAAGTCCAATATCTTTAATCGGAGGTGAACTTATCTCAATAACTTGACATCTTGAATGAATTTCAGGTATAATCTTATTCTTATAATTACACTGAAAAATAAATCTTGTTATCTTATGAACAGATTCCATTAAATCACGAAGCATGGCCTGACCATTTATAGAAATGTAATCGCTTTCGTTTAATACAACAATTTTCATACCAGTCATTCCTAATGATGTGGCAAATGTTTTTACCTTATCCCGTATGTCTTGAACAGATGTTTCATCAGAACAATTTAACTTAATATAATCCAATCCCGTTTCATTAAGAAAAATATCAGTAAATGTTCCCTTACCAACACCAGCATTTCCAACCAACATAATATTGGGTTTTTCTTTAATAACTTTTTTAAGGATTGGTTTTATATCAGGTGAAAGAATTATCTCATCAAATGAAGTTGGTGCATATTTAAATGTCCATATGTCATTAGTGCTCACAAAAATACCTCCACAAATAAATGGAGCGGAATGAAGGATTTGAACCTACATCTTTAGTTGGGTAACTACTGTTTTGCTTAAACTAATTCCGCTTATGATTATATTATATCAAATATTATTCCTTTTGTAAACCATCTGGATTTTCTTTATTTATTGTACCTGGTTTATGATGGGGAGGGGAATATATAGTGTATAATTTCAAATATTTATCATGTGATGAATTTTTAATATTATGTCTTGTTCCTTTTGTTACAATAATAGTATCACCATCACCAATAGGTATTGATTTACCATCTAAAACAACATATCCATTGCCACTTTCTATTCTAAAAAACTGGTCAGTGTCATTATGAACTTCTTCACCAATTTCCTCATCTGGTTTTAATGACATTACTACTAATTGCATATTTTCACTTGTAAGTGAATTACTGAGGTTCTAAAGAACCACAGCTTCGGACGTTTTATTTTTAGAGTTTAGTCCACGATCTTCACTCGTAACCGAATTCTTTTGTGAAAACAAAAGAATGTTTTTTGCTCCGTTC